CCTCCAATCTAAAATTACTCCACTTACCGGTCTATCATATACATAGCCATCAAAGTCTGTATAATTTTCAAATATTATAAGATCCGTACTTGATACGAATTCATTAAACTGGAACGGTTTATCAGGAACTAAGTCGCCATCAGAATCTACTGGTGCAACTTTTACTTTTCTATTATCTGTATATCCATCTGAGTATTTAAATACGTCTGAAATTTCATAAACAATATCAGTATCTAATCTGTCTTTGGCTGATTTGTATTCTACTAAAATTTTATCCCTACTTATAGCACCTGTTGTATCTGATGCAAACAAGTGGAAATTATCATCTAACTCATCATATGTTAAGGTACCTGTTCCTGCTGTAGCATTTGCATTTGATAGGAACATTCTTCCTACTTCACTTGTGTTGCCAGTAGTTCCGTCTATACCGTATGTGTATATTGAACTGTTACCATGATAAATTTCTGTTAGGCCAGTATTATGATTGTACTGTTTATATGTAATATCACCATTGTCATCTAAAATATTGTAGCCAAAAGTTGTATTATCAAAAGTAAAATTTAAATTATTTGGTAATTTAGAAATACGGCCATCGTTATTAGACAATGTTACATTATTAGTTGATATGTTACCATCATCAAAATATGGATTTAAAGATACATTCGCCGCATTTACAAATCTATTTAAAGCATATATATTTGCTGGAGTATGATTATCAGTTACTGCATCGTTTCTCAATAATCCAAATGTACTTTGCCATGTTACATTAACATCAAACCATTTTATGTCTCGTGTTCTTAATGCAATATTTGTTCTTAAACCATTAGGGTCGTAGTATGCTGAATTATCTAAACTTTGCCAGGCTTCTGCAACACCATCATCATTTGAATCTGACCATACAAATGTTTCTGTTACACCAGGTTTGTAATTTAATGTATTAAACGTAATTGTATCACTAACTGCTTGAGTTGTACCATCTGTAACTTTTACAGATTTAACATTATAAAATTTTAAGTCGTTAGCACTTTGTACAACATAAGATAAACCTCGTATACTAACATTGTATTTGTAACTAGTAGTATCTACAGGTGTGTATTCAAATAGCATGATCCAACTATTATCTTTTCCTGATAATGTGGTATCTTTTGCATTCTCTATACCTAAATTTCCTGTTTTAAGTAGGTTTGCATTTGATATTACATAATAAGATTGATCAGTTAAATCAAAACCTATACCAAATGTACTTTTATTTTTTAAAGCATCTTCTATAAGTGTTTGTTCTGAATTAGTAAATGTTTTTCTTAAACTTGCAATAACTTCGTCTGCTCTCCAATTAGAATTTACATTATCACTTAGTGTCCAAGGACCTATGCTTGTACTTAATCCACTGGATAAAGCACCATTATTCTGTACACCTGTAACTCTAACCCATTTATAATTTGCAATGTTTGTTGTATCTACAAATTTTATAAATGTATTTTCTTGGAAAACTTTAGTAGACTCTGTATTGTTTACCATTACTACAGTATCAGCACTACTAAATGTTTCTGTCATATAACCGGTTGTGCTATCTGTTGCTACAGGAAGAGGATTCCATCTTATATTAAGAGTATCAGTCTGGAACTTGGTTGGAATAAAGTTACTCCATTTTTCTCTTAATGTGTCATATATTACATTGTTTAATTTTTGTTCTTTTAAGAAATTTACAATAGTATTATCTACAACTTCAGCAGGTGTATTATTATCACTGACTATAATTTCTTTTGCTATAGGGTCATCGTCTTTATAAAGAAATCCATCTTCAGTATATGTTTCAACACTTTGGAAAGTTCCTGTTGGATCATTAATATCTATATATCTGCTGTGACCTGCATGTGTTCTATTTGTTGCTTTAAGTTTTAATATATTTGATGTCTGACTTAAAGGAAATATATTATAATCTTGTGCTGACACCATTCTATTCTGTGTATAGAATGTTTGAGGTGCTCTATTTTTTATATTTTGTAGACTCTCTGCAGGCAAACTATTGCTAACAGTATTTTCTAAACCAAATGTAAATGTTAATGTAAATGATTCGCCGTCTGCATTTACATAAGGTACATTAACTGATGTGTTTCTAGTATCATCAGGATGTATAGTAAATCTTTCTCCATCACTAACTCTATGCCATACTCTAAATATACCAGAAGGAACATTACCAAAATTACCGTCTGGGAATTTAATTCTTATTCCGTCATTATTAAGATTTTCTATAGAATACAAATTTCTTGTATTAAGTGCCTTACTATTATAATTTAAAGTTTGTCCTACTGTATTTGGGATTTTAGTCCACTGATTTTGTACAATACCTTGCGTGTTTACTTCTTGTATATAAACATCTGTTTCGTTAATATTATTTTTTATAATATCTTGTAATCTATTTTGTAACGGAGTCTCGTAATTAAAATCTTCAAATGCTAATTGCCCTTGTTTAAATAACAAAAAGAACCCTGTACTATTACTTGATAATCCTAATCCATCATTTCTATAAAAGAACCCTAAATTGTTTGTTGGGTCAGGTTGCTTTTCATAAAAATATTCTCCATCAAAGAAATCAGCATTAACGATTTCAAAACTTCTTGCAACACCATTTACATTAAGATTAAAACTGTGTGCAATTGGAGATGTAATAGGGGTACTTATTGTATACTGATCAGTATTAATACCGCCTACTTTACCTGATTTTACAGGTGATGAGAATCTATTTGTTGTTCCCATTGCGGCGTTTAATACTGTAATGAACTGCTCGTAACTGTCTGGATTATTTGCATCGTCCCAGAATATATTTTGATTTGATATATCATTTCCTTGACTGTCTTGTAAAGGCTCGTTTGTCTTTACAGCAGTAACTTTCATTAATCCACTTGCAGGAATATTTCTCTTAGGATTGTATCCTAACATTCTTGCTAATTTAAATACTGAGTCTCGTCTTTCTGCTGTTTCTAAAAAGTTTTCCCTGGTATTAACATCCATTCTGAATGCTAAACTTGTACTTAAAAATGCCAATAATTCTATAATTGCTATGAACTCTGAACTTTCTATATAGTCATTAAAGTTTTCAGGAAAATTTGTTCTTACATATTCAACTAAACTAGTACGCATTGTGTCGAAGTCATATGCTTGGAAGTTTACTTCGCTGAAAGCCTTATATGCAACTTTCCAGTCCTCTGCCGCAAATAAATTATTCTGTCTATCAACTAATGCCATTATTCTGCCTCTGCATTTCTTTTATTAAATTCTAAATATAAAGTATCTGCTTGATCTAAATTGTAATATTTTAACACTACTTCAGCTCTTATAGTTTGATCATTTATATATAAAATTGTATTTTCTAAAGTTACTCTAGGATCTAACTCAACAATACGTTCTATATCTTCTCTTATCTCTTCTTGTAAAGCCGGCGAGTCTTGTTCCATTAACATATCCCAAATAATACAACCAAAATTAGGTCGCATAATTCGTTCTCCCTTTTTAGTATAGAAATGATTTAACAAATCTCGTTTGATAAGATCAGTGTCCGTAAGGGTAAAGGGTGCCCTTTTTTTATCTATTGTACTGAATCCTTTAAACAATGTCGCCATGTAAGTATTTATCAAAATATTTAAATATAGTTTTAATTATTGCTTGACATCTTTAATATAGGTGTTATAATAATGATATGAAAAATGTGATCTATTTACATGGTGCGAATGCAGACCCTGATAACTTTAATTATTATACATTAAAGATGCCAGAACATCCATTCTTTGCACCTGCATACGACATGGAGCAAGATCCTTACGATTTAGTTGAGCATGTAAGAATGCAAAAAGAAAGAGAATGGGGTAAGCAAAAGGTAGTAATAGTTGGACATAGTTTTGGCGGATTACTAGCAAGTTGGTATGCAAGTGTGTATCCTAGAAAAGTAGATCACCTTATTACAATAGCAACTCCTTGGGAAGGTACTCCAGTAGCAAGAATATTATCTATGATTTTTAGAAATAGAAAAGTATTTGAAAATACTAAACCAGGTGCAGATGTTTTAAGACTTTTACAAGAAAAGTCTTTTACAGGAAAACACACTAATATAGTATGTACAGGAGGTTCTAATCCATTAGCAGGGTTAGGTGGACATGCAAACGATGGAATGATATCGGTTGCTAGTCAATCTACCACACCGCCTAAATTCAAAAACACTGAAAATGTTTACATAGAAGCAGGCCACAGCGGAGTTTTGTTAAATAATGATGTAACAGATATGTTACAACAAATTATCTTTGAGGAATAATATGTCAGATATAAACACACTAAACGATACCTTAGAAGAGGAATTACGAGTTATGCTCGTTGATAAAAATAATGAGAATCATGGTTTGAGAGCTCATATAAAATTATTAGAAAAAGCAGTTGCAGATGAACAAGAACAAAAATATAGATTGTTAGTCGAAAATGCTGATCTTAAAAAGGCTTTAAGACAGACTGCTTAAAAGAAAATTCCTAATTTATTATATGCTCTTCTTTTTGCAAGTTTGAGTACCGCTCTTAATTCTTCAAAACTAAGATTTCTTTGTGCTGGGTATAACGTTTCCTCAACATCATCTAATTCTACTTGCCAATTGAGATGTCCTGGTGTAGAAAATAATTCTGCTTCGTATCTTCTTCTAGCAATATAGTCCTGTCTAACTTTAGGCCTAGTATGTTTTTTACCCATTCTTCCTACCCTATAGTTCTGCATAAGTTTTGGTACTGCTTCATATTTTTTTTCGTTTAATGCTTTTAAAACTTTACTTTTTGCAAAATTATCTATACCTATGTGTTGTATGAAACTTGCCATTGCGCCTAATTGATTATCGTTTAAAGGTACTTGTATAAATCTTTGTGCATCTTTAAGTGCCTTTTTAAGATCGGCTTCTAAGGCAAGTCTTTCTGAAGCAGGCCCTAGTCCGTCTATAAATTCTACTAATTTATATCCTGTCTTTTTATGTAAATAAATTATACTAGGTCCGTCTATATAGACATCTATCCCTTTTTTTGCTAATCTTTCTACAACATCATCAAATACATTATCCGCCACTGCCACTACCTCCTGTTGCTCCATTTACTTTGTCTTTAGCCGCATTTTTAAAGTCTTCTACTTTTCCGCCTGTTGCATCGTTAATGGCACCACTTATATCACCTTTCATACCTTTAACAACTGCATCTTGTAAATCAACTGGCAGTCCCAATCCGTCTAAAGAAAACTGATTAAGTCTTGCTTCTAGGTCAGTTAGTATTTTAGACTGTCCTATAATTTTCTGTTGTATAGTTGTTACCGTTGGAATTCTAAACGGCGGGATAGCAATTCCTAATTTATCTGCAATTCCCATTAGACCCTGTATACTAGCAAAGTTTAAATCTTGAAGGGCATAAAAATCACTTAGTACTGCGTTATAATCTTCATAGATTGATTTGACACCAGATGTAGCCTCATCAAAATCGTCTTTTAAATCACCAAATTTATCTTTTGCATCTGAAAATCCTTTACCTATCTTTGTACCTTCAGGCGTATCAGCATCTGCTGGTGTTTCATCTGTAGGATCTATTTGATTTTCCAACGTTTCTGATTCTGCAGAAATATCTTCTTCCATGCTTTCTTTATCATCTGAACTAGGATCGTATTGCCCGTGTCCTATGTAAGGTTCTGCTGTAACTAGTTTACCTACAATAGTATTAATACTAGGGCCTTTTTCAGGTCTTTGTCCACCGTTTTGTATAGGATTACCTTCCGACTCTCTATCGTATTCAGGTTGAGATGAGGATTGATCTGGTTTTTCTGCACCGCCTAATTGTGGCGCCGGAATAGCAGGAATAAGATCTGGTGTTGGTGGTACTCCAGGATTGTTTAATCCTATTGTAGCACCAAATAAATTTAAAACACCACCTGCAGAAACTGTTGCAACTCCTCCTGATAATACATCTAATTTACCTGTTGCTTGAACAGTTGTATAACCCTGTGACTGTACTGCTACACCCAATGTACTTGTTGCTGTTAATCTTCCTGCAGAACTTAATTGTAGTTCACCTGCGTTTGCTGTAATCTGAGAGTTCAAGTTTGCATGTATAGAAACATCTTCCGTTCCATGTATTCTTACAGAACCGCCTACACCCAATGGTGGTATTCCTAATGCACCTAATTTACTTGCAATGCCTTTATATCCGCCGGCATCATTATCACCTGCGGCTTTTATATTTACATCATTACCTGCTTCAATATTAACATTTTTATCTGCTCTTAAGTTAAAGTCTCCTTTACTTCTCAAACTCATTGAGCCTTCGCCAAAAACATTTATGTTACCATTTTTATCTAATTCAAACCATGCTGTACCGTTTTTATTAATAACATAAATCGAACCTGTTGAGTCGTCTAGTAAAATTTGATTTCCGCCACCTGTTCTTAATCTTATATTAGAATTACTTTCACTGTCATCCATAATAAATTGATGACCGGGTCCTAAAGGTTTACCGTCAGGGTCTCTAGGTCCTTTTGTTAAAATACCTAAAACTTGACTTGGGGATTCTCTTCTAGCACTACTAGATGTCGCACCTCTTATTGGGTCGTTAATAAGACCTTGCTTTGTTATTGTTTCTGCAAAGTCATGAAATATAGGTCTTAGTTTACCATTATGTTTATCGTCTGGATCGAAATTATTTTTTTCTACTGTAGGTGTATTAAATGGTCCACCTTGAAAACTTGGGCCACCAGGGATACCCGGTATCATCTGGTTATATGGCGTAGGCATTGTGTGGCCTATTATAAAAGGATTTGATAAAAGGCCGTCACCAAATGCAACTAAAACAACATTGCCTACATCAGGGGGTGGTGTCCAAAAACCATATGAACGCCTAGATTTTTCTTCCTGTGTTACATCATCTGATTTTACAAAAGATGTGCTAGAACCTCCATAAAAGGGAGACGTATACATACACTCAAATAAAGTTCTTTCACTAGGGTCTCTATTTAATTCTGCAATGTAAACCGATACTTTACCTGTTCTTGTAGCATCTGTATTAAAGTCTACTATACCTATATAGATACCAAAGTATTTTTTACTAGTATTCTTTTTATCAATTGGATTACCATGAGTTACTGCGGAATCACTGCTTACATAAAAATTCTTAGGCATTATCCTCCTCCGTATTTGTCTTTCCAAGCATCATATTGTTCACTGCTAATAAGTCCATTATCTCTTAACGACTCTGCCGTTGAGCCTAAGCCTAAATTATTTGATGTATCTAATGCACCTTGTATAAAGTCAGGTGTGTAAGATGATCTATCTCCAGATTCTGTTAGATCTATTGATTTTGCATCTCTAAGTCTCTGAGCCTCAACTGCTGTATCCTGTAAATCACTAACTCTTAAACTATCTATATCTAATTTAGACAAGTCTAAAGTAAATTCTTTAGCACATCGAGCATTTACCGTAAACCTACCGTTATCAAAACTATTTTCGACTTCTAATATCCTATATACACCCGTAACCATATAACTTTGCTTACCAGGAGGATACATACCTGTATTTAAATCTTCATCATTAATAAATGGGTCAAAGTGTTGCGGTTGCCTCAATTCAAATAAAATAAAATTATCTGATCCGAAATCATCTAATCCTTCCTCTGTAGATTTAGATGTTTTGGCATCTGGTATATTATCAAAACTCACATAACCTTTCCTGTCCGCTTCTCCTAAATACCAAGGATCTCCTCTTAATGTCATGTCTAAATTAAACATAATATCTGCGGTGTCTTTCTGCCCATACATATACCCAAATAAAGTATTACTATATGATGGAGGACCACTTGAGGACGTTTCGCTTTCTACCATAGTTTCAACAACATTAGGTTTTAAACTATTTAAATCTATACCGGCGTCTTCAGCCGTTTTGACATCTGCATCAGATAAAAATGGTTCTATATCTATATCTAATCCTATGCCACTTAAAAGATCGTTTCCGTAAATATACCCACTTGGCTCCGGATCGTAAGTTTCGCCTATACTATTATCTATTTGTATTTGCCTGTCGCTTTCTGTAAAACTACCTGCAGAATTAGAAGAACCTTTAGGTAAAATTGCATTTGCTACGGCCTGTCCAATTTGTTTATTAGACAATGCATCTACTAATGCTGTTGCGGCCTTACCTGTACGTTCTGATATGACCTCTTTGATCTTTGCGTCATCTAATCCGGCCGCTTTGGCAAGATCTCGTATACTTCCTTCTTTTGCGGCTTTAAATAAATTTAGTAACTTTTTAGCATCTTGTAAAATAGAACCTAACGAAGCAAGGTCTTTACCGGATAGGGAACCGTCATCACTACGTTGTGGTTCAGTGGAAAAATTTGCAATTTCATTTAAAACAGCATTACCAAATCTTCCTCCGTGTGGAGGTATTAGCAGATTAAACCCAAAATTATATTTCCAATCTACACTTAATATTTGATCGTTACGCCCAGTAAAAATATATTCATAGGCCCTCTTTATATCCATAGCCTGTATTCTGGCTTTTATTTCATCTTCTTCAATATTTAATTCTTTGGGGTCTGCTATCTGAGCTTCTGTAGGAGTTTTGTATACTGTTGGGATATAGATAATTTCTTTTGCATACCCTCCTCTAGTTTCATCAAATTTTGTTTGCTTAACAAGGCCATTTATTTTATACCAATTTACATTAGTAGTTTTAGTCTTTTCTCTTTCTGTTGTATTAGTACCTTGAGCGTTCTTTTCTTTGCTCCTTACAATGCCGTTCATAAAATCTCTATTTCGATTTAATACCATACCGATAAATTTATCTATACTGGTACCTGCCGGTACTTCTATTTTAATTTTTTCTGTTTTAATATTTGTACCGCCTTCTACAACTTTAGCCTTTTCAACTATGTCTGATCTTGTTTCACCTGAATCGTCTAACAATGTATTTACATGAGCATCTATCTGTTGTTCATTTACTAAAGTCTCATCCTTAATGATATCCTGTCCTTCTTTTACTAAATTATGTAAATTAAATTCTATAAGATCAGGTAAATCTGTAGTTTTACCGGAATTAAGTTTTTTCAAAGCATTATAACTATCCTTAAAAGAGGTTATCATTTCTGTTATAGTGCTTCCTGTAGCAGTAATTGTTGATTCTGTTTTAAAATTTCTATCTGAGAAAGCAACATCATTTGTAACAGCAAAACTTAAATCGTAAGTTGTACCTGTACTATCTAATGAAAAATTTGCATCTTTTAATAGGCACCTATATCTGTAAGGACCTGCAATATGCCTAACTTGTCCACCGTCATCAGATTCAAATCCATCACCTGATTCTCTATATCCTTGAAAATTTATTTCAAAGAAGAAAGGAGAAGAAGCCTCTCCTGAAGGAAGGCGATCTTTTATTCCTAAACGTCTTCTTGCTAGGACAATCATATCGAAAAAATTAGCGGCACCCGGTTGTTTAATTGTGCAGGAAAGTTCTTTTGCTAAAGAAAATCCTTTTCCTGATGGTACCTGTGTAATTACTAAATTATCTATTAGTGTCCCTGTGACACCGGTTTGTGCTAATACCACTGTGTTTTCTGGCTTTGCAACAAAGGCGCCATTAAGAAATCCTCCTCTAGGAGCAGTTTGTCCTCCTTGATCTGATTTTGGATTTATATCTTCTAAAGGTGCGGAGCCTATATCTTCGTCAGGTGGTATTAAATATAATTTAATATTATATGTAACATTATCAAATTGATCTAAAGGATTAGTTGGTATTTCACCTAAAAAGTTATTATTTGTTGTTACACCGTCCATTGTATTATCCCTGTAACTTTTTGACTGTTTCCGGTGACGGTATCTTTATCATAACTCCTGCTTTAAAATCATTTAAGGGATCTTTAATGACATCAGGATTTTTTAAAGCAAATACCCACCAAAGTCTAGGTGTACCGTATAAATTTGTTGCTAGTATATCTGGCCTTCCTGCTTCTGCATCTTTTATTTTATAATCAAGTTCAAAAGGATCTTCAGGAATTTTAGGTAAAGAGTTTACATCCAAAAAGCCATCAAAGGATTGTGCTCCTCTTAAAAAACTATCTTGTCTATGAAAATCTGCCATTAAATGTATCCGTCTTTATATGCTTGTCCACTTCTCAATGTATTAAGATTAAAATTCTTACGCAATTTATGTGGTGTGTATGTAGGTAATAAATCAAAAGTAACAGTAGATTCTGTTGGAACATAGGTTGTTGTTGGCTTTTCTCCCACTTTAATTTCTACTGGTACATAATCAACTTCGGGCGGTAATTCTATAGAGTAAGATAATACAACAACAGGAACTTTATTAAAACCATGATCACCTAAATATTCAAATAACATTACAGGCGGTGGTGTTCCAAATGTGCCTTCTGCTACTGAACTATCACCGTAAAAAGATTTTGTAACTATTCTGGCAAACTGCATCATTGCTACAAAATATCTACCTTCATCTATATTGTTTACTGTGAATGTAGATGTTAATGTAAGTCTAGGAGGTGTTGACATTTGATATGTATTAATAGGGTAATTCATTCCTTGCATTTGTGCCTGATCGTATTCAGCAGATGCTGATACATAAATTTGCGGCGTATATTGCCATACTAAACCACCTGAAGATTTGATAGGCTCTAAAATACTATTATCTTCGCTACCGTAAAAACGTTTGGCGCCGCCACCCTTTGGTCTTAATCTTGCTCTCCAGTCATAATGATCTACAAATCCTTTACCTTCACTAGGATTAATTGCAGTAGAACTTGCGGCCTGATTACTTTGCTGACCTAATTGTTGTTTTAATTGCTGTTCACTGAGCTGTCTAGCACCAAATAATAAATTACTTCCTGGGTTTCTACTAGGGCCTGCATTGCCATCATAAAAGAAAGAATAGAAATCTGCATCAGATAAACCGCCTAATAATGCTCCAGTAACAGTTGTTCCACCGCCTATTTTGCCTATTAGGTTGTTTCCGACTCCGCCTATTAATCCTTTTAAATAATCACTACCGCTTGGCATTTAATCTCCTTGTATGTAACTATTTATCGTATTCATTAAAACTAGTTTTAAATTGCCAGTTCTTATAAATACTTATTGACAATGCACAAGAACTGTGTATAATAACACAATATAAATGAACGATAATTTTGAGGAGAGTTATGTATGGCACAGCCAAAGAAGGTTAATTACCTTAACAACAAAGACATTCTAAAAGAAATACACAAAAGTAAGATGACTTACTGCTATGTAGCAGACGACAAATATGCAAATTTTGATGTAATTTTAGAAGACGTTAAAAAAATCAACAGAAACAGTATAAAGGTTGCTAGAGAAAACAGAGCATCACAAATACAATCAGCAGGATATCAAGCCGCAATGGCATTACATGATCCTAAAGATTATAAAAATAAACCCAAGCAAAAAGAATTTGCAATAGATCCTAAAAGCATAGACCAAGAAGATTTAGTTTTTAGAGTTATGGATATGGAACATATTCCATTAGAGCCAGGTAGAAAAAAGAATCCTAGGAACGAAGCAGAAACAAGAGCAAAAGTAAACTTTCCTCCCTTCAAACATTATGCTTACATAGGCGGTGAAATAAAAGAAGTTGCAAGAAGCCATTGGCAGGGCAGTTTAAGTAACGGTGAGTTTTGTGTAGATCATGGAAGAATTACAAACAAGTTAGGAACTATGTTCTTAAAACTAGTTGAAAGATATTCACACAGATCAAACTGGAGAGGTTACACTTACGTAGATGAAATGCGTGGTCAAGCATTAGTGCAATTATCTCAAATAGGATTACAATTTAATGAAGCAAAATCAGATAATCCATTTGCATATTATACTGCCGCAGTTAATAATAGTTTTACAAGAATTTTAAATTTAGAGAAAAGAAATCAGATGATTAGAGATGATATCTTAATCGACAGTGGACATTTACCAAGTTATGGTAGACAAATCCAACATGAAGAAGAAATGCGTGTACTTAGAGAGGCCGCACAATCTGAAAATTCACAAGACTAATTTATGGCACAACTGTTTAAGACAGCGGCCTGCTTTACGGACATACATTACGGACTAAAGCAAAATAGCCGTTTACATATAGAAGACTGTCACAGGTACGTGGACTGGTTTATTGCAGAAGCAAAAGCCAGAAATGCAGAAACCTGTATTTTCCTCGGTGACTGGAATCACCATAGAGCAAGTATTAGTGTTGCAACTATGAATGCATCTATTAAAGATTTTAAAAAATTAAATGATGCCTTTGAAACTGTTTATTTTATAACAGGTAATCACGATTTATATTATAAAGATAAAAGAGAATTAAACAGTATTGAATATGCTAGGGACTTGTCTAACTTTGTAATGGTAGATGAACATTTTTTACAGGACGATGTTGCAATCATACCTTGGTTAGTAGGCGACGAATTCAAACAAGTGCAAAAAATGAAATGCAAATATATGTTTGGTCATTTTGAATTACCTTATTTTAAAATGAATGCAATGGTAGAGATGCCAGATCACGGAGGCATTAATGATAAAATGCTGAGTGGTCCTGAGTATGTGTTCAGTGGTCATTTTCATAAAAGACAGTTTAAAAATAATATACATTATATAGGCAATGCTTTCCCACATAATTACGCAGATGTAGATGATAATGAAAGAGGTGCCATGTTCCTAACATGGGGAGAAGAACCTCTATATGTTAATTGGGCAGAATGTCCTAAGTATAAAGTGTTTACATTAAAACAATTACTAGATGACCATGCTACTCTGCTAGATGCATACACTTATGCAAGAGTAAAACTTGACATCAGCATATCATATGAAGAAGCAAACTTTATAAGAGAAAAAATGGCTGAGCAATATAAAGTAAGAGAATTGCAACTTATTCCTATTAAAGAAGAAGAGGAGTATGAAGGTGGCGAAATTAGTTTTGAAAGTGTTGACCAAATAGTTATACAGCAATTAGAAACTATAGAAAGTAATACAGTACAAAAAGATGTTTTAATAGATATCTATAACAGCATAGAAACCCAATAATGTTAAAAATTAAAAACGTATCAGCAAAGAACTTTATGAGTGTTGGCAACAACACACAGGCAGTTAATTTTGATAACTGTCAACTTACACTTGTACTAGGCCACAACTTAGACATGGGCGGAGATGGTAGTAGAAACGGTACAGGTAAAACTACTATAATTAATGCATTAAGTTATGCATTGTATGGAGATGCCTTAACTAATATCCGTAAAGACAATCTCATAAACAAAACAAACGGTAAAGGTATGATTGTTACTGTGGAGTTTGAAATAGAAGGCAAATCTTATCGTATAGAAAGAGGCAGACGTCCTAATGTATTAAAATTTTACATAGATGGCGAAGATGCAATTAATGAAGAACAACAAGGCGATAGCAGGGAAACACAAAAAGAAATAGAAAAGATCATTGGCTTTCCTCATAATATGTTCAAGCATTTAATTGCCTTAAACACATATACAGAACCTTTCCTTGCTATGAAAAACAACGATCAACGAGATATGATTGAACAGTTGTTGGGTATAACAGAACTTTCTCAAAAAGCAGAAGTATTAAAAGAAAGACAAAAACATACTAGAGATAGCATTAAAGAAGAAGAAATTAGAATAAATGCTGTTGAAGAAAGTAATAAACGTATAGATAAAAATATAAAAGAAATAGAAAGTCGCAGTAGAGCATGGGAAAAGAATAAAGAAGATAAACTTATAGAGTTAGGCGAAAAAATAATTCGCATGGAAAGAATAGATATTGATACAGAATTGGCAAATCATAAATTGTTATCAACTATAAAAGATCAAGTTTCTCAAAAAACTACTTTAGAAGCAGATCAGAAAAGATTAACTAATAGTGCAGACCGTAGTAAAAATAAACTGGAAGAACTAAAAAGTAATTTATTAAGTGCCAAAGAAGGTGTATGTCCTGCATGTGGCCAAGATACAGCACACTTAGAAACACACGAAGAATACACTGAAGAATTACAGGAAAAAATTACAGCAGAAAAAGAATACTATGATGATCTAGAGTTGCAACTGTTAAAAACATGTGGGGCGATAGATGAATTAGGTGATATTCCTACAGTTCCAGAAGTATATTATACTACTTTAGAAGAAGCATTAGAACATAAACATAATGTAGAAACAATGCAAACAAATTTAGAAACAATGGCATTAGATGTAAATCCTTATATAGAACAAATAGAAGGATTAAAGTCTACAGGCATACAGGAAATTAGTTTTGAGTTAATGAATGAACTTACACATTTACAGGAACATCAGGATTTCTTATATAAATTGCTTACCAGTAAAGATAGTTTTATCCGTAAAAGAATTATAGATCAAAACATAGCATACTTAAATCACAGATTAGCACATTACTTAGACAAATTAGGACTACCACATGATGTTAAATTTGCAAGTGATCTAGGAGTAGAGATTACTGAGTATGGCAGAGACTTAGACTTTGATAATTTAAGTAGAGGAGAACGTAATAGGCTTATACTTGGACTAAGTTGGAGTTTCAGAGATATCTACGAGAGTCTTAACAGGCCTATGAACTTGATGTGTATAGATGAACTTATTGATAGTGGTATGGACAGCATGGGTGTAGAGAATGCTCTAGGTATCTTAAAGAAAATGCATAGAGAATCCAGCAAAAATATTATGTTAATATCACATAAGGAAGAACTTGTAGGTCGTGTAAATAATGTATTAACCGTTGTAAAAGAAGGCGGCTTTACAAGTTATAACACGGATACTGAGTATGTTAATTAATGTCAATCTCGGAAAAGATAATATAAATTATACACTCGTTTACGAGTTATTTGACCACAGAGTAGCCAAACGTATATGGCAAAGATTTCAAGAACAGGAATATAAACTATTAAGTCACGATAGATTCTATGGCTTTGGTGAAACCAAACAAGAAATAGAAATTAAACTACAAGAAGATATAGAAAATTTACAAAGACTTAAACCTGACTTGTACTTACCCGAAGATGATTTAAACTATCTACATGAGAATTTTGTAGAAGTACATCGTAGTTTATCTCCCGAAGAAGATGAAGCAAGATACTGGTTAAGTAAATTTAATTATGATATACACCATTTAGAAACATTTGATATAGGTCTGCCAACTCGATTTATTACAACCACCGAAGATGAGGGCGAACCACTAGAGATTAGTGATTACAATTTATTTGATAAAAATATATTGCAGAATCATTTATATATGAACTACCCACATGTAGGAAAAGAAATTATGGGCATTTATCAAAACAACGATGTTGATATACCCGCAGAACAGATAATGCCTACAAGTGTTCTTAAAAATGATTTATTCGGTTGGTTTAATCCTGACAGAATTTGGACTGATCGACTAGACATCATGCAGAAAAGATTCTTAGCAAAAATACATAATAAACTTCCTTATCCCTTGGAAGACAAAAGATTGGCAATAGGTAAATTACCATTAGGAAAATTAACACACGAGCCTAATAAAGAACTTATTAAACAAAATAGATATATTCATTCTATAACAGCAACACAGTAAATAGGTCCTACGGACCTTTTCAAACTACATTCAATCGTTTCGTTTCACTCAACTCTTTCATTTGTTTGAAAGTTTTTTAAAGTAGACCGTTATCATGTATGTTGGAGCCATAACTCACCTATACAAGGTGAGAAAGGTGTCATCATGTGATGCCATCGCCTTCTTAACTTCGGGTGCTATTAGGAACCGGTGAGCCTTCTGTCCCCATACACTACCGTCACGAATCTCACGGAAGCCATATAACCTTTGTAAGTTCAGTCATATGACTTGTAGGTTGCTTTTTCTCATTGCCTACATCTTTTTAATACTGTTTAACGTGTGTTTGTATCTTTGCCGTCATACATCTCCAGAATCCCGCACCAGGTTTACTGGATTGTCAAGGAGCCCGATTTAATATGCCTCGGTTGGGGCCGGTGTATGATCCTATGTGTGCCTTGTTTGACTTAACGTCTTTGATGTGCCATGATGTGAGTTGTTATCAGCAAATAGTTATCAGTCTGATAATGCTTCTTTCAGGATTTTTGAACCACCTACTCTAACGTTAATAATTCCGTTATAATAGTCGTCCGTAAGTAGTACCTCTCGATCGAATTGTTCCTTGGCTTCTAAGTAACTTGCTATGCCTCTACTTGTACAAAAGTATAAAATCTCTCTTGTGAATTTATCTTCCCCAAGATCTACTACGTCTGCTTTTAAATGATCGTTGCTACCCCAATAAGTACGCCAGTCACTTTCTTTAGTACCACGTCTTTTATTCTTTTTGCCTTTTAAGGGAGGTTTGGTTGTTTTAAATTTAGCAAGTTTCTTACCCACATACTTCATACCATTTTCATTATTGGTAATCAGATATACAAATGCTTCGCAGTCTTCTGGTAATTCAGTAACTTCTTTATTTTTATATTGCCACATTATAAGTATTCGTTATCTTCGGCATCGCTACCATTTTTTGCTTTATTAAATTGCGTTAAAACATCTATAAAAAGTTTTCTTTCTTCGTAAGATAGATTCCATGCTTCTGAATAAGATAAGGTACCCTCACCATAAACAACCATTTCCATAATGTTTTTATAAAGTGCCGATCTGTCTGTTTTTAACTTCTCTAGATACTGAATGATTTCTTCAGATTCGGCGTTTGCTAGGAAGCCGTGAAAAAATTTACAGGGTCTAACGTAACTCTTTGTTCAGTGACATTATCACATTCTTCGCAATGAAATTTTACATCTCTATTAATGCCTCTAGAAGAAATCTTAGAACTTTGCTCTTCAATCTGTGTGCCTATAGATGCTTCACAATTATTTAAAAATTCTAAAATCTGATCTCTGTCACTTACTTCTAAAACTTCATCTTCATCTACTGCAATAATTTTTTCAATACTGTCTGCTATTAAATTAAAATTTAGCAATGCAATTTTATTAAAGTTATCATTAAAAATTTTAAGTTTATCTAAATCGTCTGGTAAGTCTGCTATACCTTGTAAACTTCTAGTAGTTTGAAAATTAATTAATCCTGCCTCTATAGTTGCTTTATAAGGTACGGGCCTTAGAACAACTTTTAGACCTTCCCATTCTAAAGTACTAGATTCCTTTAAAGGTTCTATTTGATCTAATGCATCTTGTATGCTAGTAGTTCCTGTTAGCTCTTGATCTTCGCAAGTAGTACATTTAGTACTTACTTCCATTTCATCACCGTAGGTAGCAGATTGTATACCCATTAATATAGCATCTACATCTATATTCATTAATTCACCTGGTTCTAATACACTAGGTACGCAACTTTTAATAACCTGTAATACTGCTTCTCCGTTTAATAAAGCATCTGGATTCTTCATTAATATCTCATCCTTTGCAGTCATAGGAAAAATAGCGATTTCGTTGGAATCTGGCATGTCCAAATTCTCCTTGGTATTGAACAAACCTCCACTAGGTAATTTCATATACAACTTTGGTTGCCTGAAATGTGCGGCTAATGGATTTGTTTTATTCGTCATAATTAAAACTCCTGTTAATTCTTTTGATAAATACTACTATGAGTTTATCTTATGATATATTTATCATAGTTAAAACAGCATATAATGGAATTTTAGTAGATGGATGTAATTAATTTAGACAACGGACAAACGGTATTACCAGATTGGGCTAAGGAAACTACCATGAAAAAAATGGCTAGTGATATGTCTAAGTTGTCAGGTACTATAAAATCAGAAAACGAAAAATTAATTAAAGCCATCACAGGTGGTAAAGGTTCTAACTCTCAGGCCAATCAGGCATCTAGTAATACAAAAGATGCCGAAGATTCACAAAAGAAGCAAACTCAAGAAATTAAAAAGACAACTAAAGAGTATTCTAAAATTAGAGGTGTTAGTGTTGGAATGGGTGCGGCTATAGGCGGTGCTGTTGGGGGTCTAGTAAAAGGTGCAGGTGCATTAACAGGTGCTTTGGTGGCCTTATCTGCAGGTACTATGTTTAATTTTGTAAGTTCTTTGAATAGGCTAACAGACGTAGGATTAAATCAAGCAGACGAATTTTTGAAAACAAATTATCAATTAAGAGCATTAGGCATGAGTCTAGATGAGGCTACTAGTTTTGCCCTTACTTCTGCAGGTGCTATGCAAAATTTAGGCGGAGAGGCAGTAAATGATTTACTATTGCAATTCGATAAATTATCAGCATCAGGTTCAAAATTAGGTTTAACCTTAGAGGATAATATAGGTATATTTCAAGAACAATTAAACCTCAGAACTAGATTAGGTAATTTAGGACGGTTAGAAGAATCACAAAGAGAAAAACTAGTAAAACAAACACAAAGTCTAGTGGAAACACAAATAAAATATACTGGTGCTCTAGGTGAAAGTTTTGAAGTTATAAGAACATTTGCTATTAGTTTAATACAACAGTCAGGTGACTTCCAGTCCAGATTGCTATTAACAAGCGAATCAACCAGGCAGGAGATGATTAACGGTGCTCAGGAATTTGTTAGTATATTGAGAGCAACAGGAGGCTCATTAGGTGGTGAACTTGCAGGTGCGGCCTTAGAAGCGGCATCGTTTGGGGCAATAGGGTTCAGTGAATCTGCAAAAAGATTTATCACAGTACTTCCTAGTTTGTCAGGAAGTTTTAATAGTTTGATCTCAGACTTTAATAATGGTTTAATTGATGGTGAAGATGTTGCAAATCAGTTTACAACTACTATGGCTAACCTCACAGACATGGAAAAACGAAGAGTATTTGCTATTGCTAGAACAGGTGATCAACAAGCAATGGTCATAGCAAAGGGTATAATGCAATTTGAAAAGGCGTTTGATAAAATAACACAAGCCGGATTTTCTGATTCAGAAGCCGCCGAAATGCAACAAACACTTAATATACTTCGTGCTTCAGGTAATCAACTAGTACAAACTGTTATAGCAGTTAAAGATAAATTTGTAATGGGATTTTTAAATAGTTTATCAAAAAATATGGATGCATTTAATGATTCTTTTGCTGATTTCAAAGGTGGTATAACAACCTTAGCAAATACATTATTTGGTATAGATAAAGATGGTGAAGACACAAACGAATTTTTAGCAAAGAAATTACCACAGGCACTTTTAATAGCAACAGACAGAATTTATGCCTTTAATGCTAGGGTGCAAAAATTTTTAGAAGACAATGAAGGGAGTTCATTTACTGAAGTATTCCAAAAAATGCTTATGCCAGGTCTTACTATGATGTTCCAGACAGTTACGGATCATTTTATTGTATTCTTTAATCAATTGATGCACCGAGTTAAAAATTCTGTTAATCCATTTGGATACTACGACGAGGACAAATTCGAAAAATTCTTAGAAGAAGAAAAACAAAAAGATCTAGAAAGGCTTCACAACAAACGAATTTCAAGGGATCAAACAAATGTTCTAGGTGCACAGAATCAAGAAGTACAAAAATACTTAAATGAGAAAGACACATATTTTGCACAGAATAGTCAAAATGCTATCCCGTCAGATATGACACCTAGCGATTTAGCCAACACAGCTCTTTATCAAAATATGCCTAAGACTCCAGACGGATTTTTTACTTTTGCTACTACAGGACAAACTTACAATTTAGGTTCCAAAGATATTTCTAAAGAAGAAGAAAACCTATTGAGAAGTTTAAAATTATCCGGAAATCCTTTAAGATCATTAAACAATAGTCTTGATCCTAGAATGCAAGATCCTAGGCTCCAAGCACATATACCACAGCGAAATAAAGATATTAGCGACATGTATAAACAGATGTTGGACTCAGGTGCTAATATGCAATTCGATGCCGATAAAAGTGGAACACTTGAAGGCGAAGAAGTAAATGAACTTTTAAAGACACTTATTTTCCTAACAAGAAAGCAAAGTAAACTAATAGAAAAATCCGCTGAATAATAATATTCCTACCAATAAGTCACAAATCTAGTTGACAACTTCAGATAAATAGTGTAATATAACTAAAAGGATTCTTATATGAGTTGGAAAAAGTATTTTACATCAGTCGACAACAGCGGTTTACCACTGAATGTGACAGGCAACCAGTCTGAAACAGGTCCTGGTGCGGCTTCCAGCAGATACGCAAGTTGGTTACCTGAAGTATACGCAGGTTCCCCTAACAGATTAATGAGATATATGCAGTATGACCAAATGGATAACGATTTGGAAATAAATGCCGCTTTAGATACAGTTGCAGAATTCGGAACACAAGAAGATGAATATTCTGGTTTACCTTTTGAAATACAATATCATACAGATCCTACAGATACAGAAAGTGCTATTATAGGTAAAACTATAAAGCAATGGAGTAAACTAAACGATCTACATAAAAGAGTATTTGGTATATTTAGAAGTACTATTAAATACGGTGACCAATTCTTTATCAGAGATCCAGAAACATTTAAACTATATTGGTGTGATCCAGCAAACATAGAAAAAGTAATTGTAAATGAAAGTGAAGGAAAGAAAATTGAAACTTACTTTATAAAAAATTTAGAACCCTTATTTGAAGAATTAACAGCAACAAGTGTAGCAGGATTACATGCAAGACCATACGGAAGTGGACAAGGTCTTACTGGTGTAATGGCAGGCGTAAACAGTACAGCAAATGCATATGGTACTGGTGCAATAGACGGTGCAGACCAAGGTACTCCTGTAGATTCCAAACACATTGTTCACGTAAGTTTAACACAAGGTATGGACCATGCATGGCCATTTGGTGTTAGTATTTTAGAACCCATATTTAAGGTTTTCAAGCAAAAGGAATTGCTTGAAGACTCTATTATTATATACAGGGTACACAGAGCACCTGAAAGACGTGTGTTTATGATTGATGTTGGTAATATGCCACCTCACAAAGCAAGACAGTATTTAGAACAAGTAAAATATGAAGTACAGCAAAAACGTGTACCTAATAAGAAAGCAGACGGCAGTGGTGTTGTAGATGCGGCTTATAACCCAATGAGTATGTTGGAAGATTATTTCTTTGCTCAAACGGCAGACGGTAGAGGTAGTAAAGTAGACACATTACCAGGCGGTGAGAATTTAGGGCAAATAGATGACTTAAGATATTTTAATAACAAACTATTACGTGGTTTAAGAATACCTAGTTCTTACTTACCTACAGGGCCTGATGATGGTTCAGCGGTATACAATGACGGTAAAGTAGGTGTTGCTTATATACAGGAATATAGGTTTGCAAAATATGTAGAAAGGCTTCAAAGACAGATACAAGAAGACTTAGATAAAGAATTTAAGATGTTTTTAAAGCATCGTGGCATTGATATAGATAGTGCATTATTCAATATAGAATTCAATAAACCACTTAATTTTAGTACTTATAAAGACTTACAATTAGATACAGAACGTGCCCAATTATATAATGCAGTAGCAGGAGTTCCACACTTATCCAACCAATTTAAACTTAAAAAATATTTAGGATTAACAGAACAGGAAATGAAAGAAAACGAAGAACTCTGGAGATCTGAAAATGCTTATGTCAAATACGATACACAGGATGGTAAGTCTGCAGAATTAAGGAACTTAGGAATAAGACCTAATGACCCAATGGCAGTTGATCCTAATTTTGAGATTCCACAAGGAGATATTCCATTGGAAGATCCAATGGCCGGTGAAGAAGGCATAAATACTGATACAGGAGAACCAACACCACCAATAACACCAGGCGGAGCAGGTAGTTTATAATGAGATTAATAGAATTTTACAATCCAGAACTTGACGAATTTGTTAAAAGAAGTAAAGAGGACACAAGAAAGTCTAAACTTACTTTAGAAGAATTAGGCAAATTAAGAAAAGTAAGAGATCTTAAAAATAAAGAAAAAGACGAGCATGACAAGTTTGTTAAGGTTATGTATGCGGCTCCTTCAGGTGATGCAGGCGGTGGGCTAGTTTAAACTAGTTTTTAAGTAAATCACTTAAAACATTAAATATAAAGACATAAACTAGCGAATAGACCATTTTCGCATCAAAAACATCATTTTCACACCGTTTTCATACAAATAAACATACATCTTATAAGTACTTAACAGGGTAGATTGACTTTTATGTCATATCTATCATAAAAAATTTAATCGGAGAGACCACAATGTCAGAATCAAGAACACAATTAGAGAACATTCTTGAACTATTATTAGCCGAAGAAAACGATAAAGCGGAAGAAATGCTTCATGAGTATGTTGTTGCTAAAGCAAGAGCAGAATATGAAAAAGTTCTAGACGAAGACGTTTCCGAGGAAGAAACAGTTGAAGAATCTGAAGAATCAGAAGAAGAAGCAGTAGAAGAATCAGAGGAATCTGAGGAAGAGGCTGTTGAAGAAGCAGAAGAGTCAGAAGAAGAAGCAGTCGAAGAAGAAATTGAAGTTGATGAAGTAATTGATCAATCAAATGACTTTGCAGATGATATTTCAGCAGACGAAACAGGTACATTTGAAGACGAAGCAGAAGACGAGTTAGAGTTAGACGCTGAAGAAGAAGGTGAAGAACAAGACCTAGAAGATAAAGTTGATAACATCGAAGACGAGCTAGAAGACCTCAAAGCAGAATTTGAAAAATTATTAGCAGACGACGAAGAAGGCGACATGGAAGATGGCGAAGAAGCAGAATTAGATGCTATGCCAGATGAAATGGACCTAGAATCAGTTGAATATGACTTAGACGAAGAAGTTGCAGAAGAAGACGAAGTTGTTGAAGAAGCAACTAAGTTATCTGACAACGTTGCAGAACCTAAAGGCGGAAATGCAGATAACGAACATGGTATGAAAATGCCTGCTCCATCTAAAATCGCAGACGGTAAAACTAAAGCAGTAGTCCTAAAAGACGGCGGCGAAGGCAACAAAGGTGAGTCAGCGAAAGATCACACACCTACAGACAACATTAAAGTTGAACCTAAAAAGGCATAAGTCTTTTTAATTAGTAGGAGTTAAACAATGGCCAATAAACTATATGAATATCTAAGCCCAGAAGCATCTAATGTCCAGATAATGGAATCAAAAGATGGTAAAGACTTATATATGCAAGGTTTATTCATACAAGGCGATGTAAAAAACCAAAACGGTAGAGTATATCCCAAAGATGAAATTAAAAAGGCTGTTGATAGTGTAAAGGAACGTCTTGGAAAAGGCGAGACTGTGATGGGTGAGTTAGATCATCCTGAAGAACTACAAATAAATTTAGACCGTGTGAGCCACATAATTCAAGATATGACTTATGATGATTCAAACGGTTTGGGCAAACTTAAAATTATAGAAACACCGATGGGTAATATTGCAAGAGCATTATTAAAAGCAGGTGCTAAACTTGGTGTAAGCAGTAGAGGTAGTGGAAATGTCGACGGAAGTGGACAAGTAAGCGACTTTGATATTGTAACAGTGGACATTGTGGCACAGCCAAGTGCTCCTGATGCCTATCCTAAATCTATATATGAGAGTTTATTTAATATGCGAGGCGGCGCTCAAATGTTTGAGACTGCTGATGCATTAACACACGATAAAAGTGCAGAAAAACACTTGATGAAAGCAATCACTGGTTTCATCAACGATTTAAAATTATAAGTAGGAGACTACTATGGCAGTGAATTTTACAGAACTACTTGAGAACGCGGAATTAACAGAAGATGTTAAGTCTGCTCTTCAAGAAGCATGGGAAGGTAAAATTTCTGAAGCAAGAGAAGAACTTACTGCGGAACTTAGAGAAGAGTTTGCACAGCGATACGAACATGACAAAGGTCAAATCGTAGAAGCAGTTGACAACTTTATCTCAGAAAAAGTAGAAGCAGAAATTTCTGAAATTGTTGCAGAAAAAACAGCCCTTGCAAATGATCGAGTGAAGTACACGAAAGCCATTAGTGAGCATGCCAAAGTACTTGACAAATTTGTAACTGAAATGGTTGCAAAAGAAGTTAAGGAACTTAGAGCTGATAGATCAAGAACAAGTGAGCATGTTGCAAAATTAGATAATTTTGTAGCAGAGCAACTTGCTAGTGAACTATCTGAGTTCCATGAAGACAAAAAAGGTCTAGTGGAGCAAAAAGTCAAAATGGTAAGAGAAGGCAAGAAGCAATTAGCAGAAGCCAAGAAAGATTTCATTAAGAAAGCGGCAGACAAAGTCGAAGGCGTTGTTAACGGCGTAATTACTAATGAAGTCCAATCTTTCCGTGAAGATATTACTAAGGCACGTGAAAACGATTTCGGTCGTAGGATTTTTGAAGCATTTGCAAATGAGTATGGCGTAAGTTATCTCAACGAAGCAAAGGAAATCAAGAAAATACAAAAACAGGTAGCTCAGTTGGAAAATCAACTTAACGAATCTAAGCAAGAAATTGTTCAGAAAGAAGAAGCAACTAAATTAGTTGAATCTAAGTTAAGAGTTTCAGAAGATCGTTTCGAAAGAAAGGAAAAACTAAACGAATTGATGGCCCCATTGGGTAAAGAAAAGAAAGAAATTATGTCAGATTTACTTGAAAGTGTTAAAACTGAAAAACTGGAAGAGTCCTTTAATAAGTACTTACCTTCAGTTATTGATGGAGAAACACCAAGAGCGAAGAAGACATTGTCAGAATCAGTTACTAGTGAACACACTGGTAATAAGGCAACTGTAATAACAGAAGCCGATGACAAAAGTGCGGATGATGTTGTAGAAATTGACATGATTCGTAAATTAGCCGGACTTTCAATAAATTAATAGGAGTTAGAAATGGCAGACTTATTTGAAAGCAACTGGTCAGCAACTAAAGACGCTTTACTAGAAGGTCTTTCTGGAAACAGAAAATCTTCTTTAGATGTTGTCCTCGAGAATACAAAGAGACATTTGTCAGAGGCCGCAACAGCAGGTGCCACAGGTGCAGGTTCAGTCGCAACTTTAAACAAAGTAATGTTACCGTTAATTAGAAGGGTTATGCCTTCTGTTATCGCTAACGAAC